TAAAATTAAAATTACATTTAATAAATTATTTTAAAAAAATATTTTTAGAGAATAAAAAATTAAAAGTTCATTCAAATATTAAATTAACTGAAGGTAATTATTTGATTAAAATAATAAATGATAATAATTTTAAAGAATGTTTAGAAATTGGTATGGCTTATGGTGTTTCAGCAACATATATGTTAAGTATAAAAGATGTTAAACTAACATCAATTGACCCATTTCAAACAACACAATGGAAAAGTTCTGGATTAGAATTATTAAAATCTTTAAAATTTGAAAAAAATCATAAATTAATTGAAGAAAAATCATATGATGCTTTACCTGCTTTATTAAAAGATAATAAAGTTTATGATTTTATTTTTATTGATGGATGGCATACATTTGATTATACATTAATTGATTTTTTTTATGCAGATAAATTAATTAAAAAAGGTGGAGTAATTGTTATAGATGATGCTTTACATCCAGGAGTAAGAAAATTTGTTGATTATATAAATACTAATTATAAATGGTATAAAAAATTAAATAGTCCAATTACTCTTGCATCATATGAGAAGATTAAAGAAGATGACCGTGAATGGAATTTTCATAAAAATTTTTAATAAACATTCCAAAAACATTTTTTAATATCATCATAATAATTATTACAACCATTATTATGAGAATAATTTAACCATTCATTACATTTTAATTTTTTTGCTTCAATACAAGTAATATCACCAATCATAAACTTTGGTAATTTATAATGTTCCTTATGATATTCATTTAAATAATATATTTTATTTGTTGGTTTTGAATTTTTAATTATAAAATTTAATGTATCTTTTAATAATATAAAATCACATAGTGATAATATTTCATTAATATTTTCTGGATTTATATTTCTATCGTTAAAATCTTTCAATATATTTTCTTCAATAAAATGTAAATTAAATTTCATATCTAAATACTCATTTGTGAATTCATACTTTATATTTTCAATTAATTCAGATTGAATAGAATCTAAATTTAATTCTCTAACTTTAAAAATCATTATATTTATAATATAAAAAACTAATTATAAATAATACTCTTATCTGTAATTTCTTCAATTAAATTATCATTATTTTTTAATACTTTTAAATAATATAAAGCATTTTTGGCTGATATTTTTTCAGCTTTTAATTTTGATGATGCTATACCAACACCTATTATATTTTTTTCATTGTCTAATACACCACATTTATATTTTTTTTTATTATTTTCATCTTGTATCATTTCAATGATTTTATATATAGGTGAAGACCATTTTAATCTGTGATAATGTTTAACAATTATTTTTTTATAATTTCTATCATATTCTAATAATGTTGTTAAATCTAATTCTTTTTCAATTAATTTAATTACTAAATCATAACAAATTTTATAAGAATTACTTTTATCATTTTTAATTAAATCAGTTATATTACCAACATCTTTATATGAAATATTTGATATATCATAATAAAGTGCTGCAATAAAAGCTTCAAATAAATCACATTGTAATTTTTCACTTTTATCTCTTTTTAAACTTATATCATAACTCTTACTTAATAAAGCATATTTATGAAGACTTATTTTTTTGCAAATTTCTGAAAATGATTTTCTATTTTCAATTTGAGACCTTAATTCTGACAAATCACCAGGTAATAATTCTGGATATCTTGAAAATAAATAATCTGAAATTATTAATCTTAATATTGAATCACCAACAAATTCTAATCTTTCATATGAAATATCTTTTATTTGTATAACTTCTTTTAATGATTTAACTGGTTCAATTGTTTGACCATTTAAAATATCTATATCCGTAAAAATAGTTTTAAAATTTTTTATATCATCATAATCTTTTTTAATATATGATGTATGTGTCATTGATATTTCAAATATAGTTATATCATTTGGATTATAATCAATATTTAAATATTCTAATAACAAATTTTTTATAAAAGCTTTTGTTATTAATCTATTCTTTTCGTTTAATACTAAACAATCATAATTTCCATTATAATTATTATATATTGATTTTTTATATTCTTCCCAATTAAATTTATCTTCTTTATTTACAAAATTGTCTTCTGTATTGATTGACTTCATTATTATTTATTAATTAATATTAACTTTATAATTCAATTTTTTTTATATAAATTCAATTTCATAATCCTCTAAATATATTAAATATTTATAGTTTCTATTACAATATATTTTAATTAAATTTTTTGGAAATCTTTTTATTAAAAATTTATAATCACAAGGTAAATATAAATACTTAACACTATTAGGTAAATTATTTAATTCTTTTTCATAGTTATATATTTTATTCCAACGACGATTATAACAATAATTTTCATGATCTGTTATAAATATTATACTTTCAATTGAATTAGGTAAATTATTTAATTCTAAATTAAAATGATTTATTAATTTTAATGTTTTAATACTATTAGGAATATTATCTATTATATATTGATTATTACAACCTAATTCTAAATATAGTAATGTATTTGGTAATATTAAATTTTTATTAAATGAAAAACCTAAAGATAAATGTGTCAAACAATTAATTTTTAATAAATTAATTTCTGTATTAAATCTAAATCCAAAATATAAATGTGTTAATGATGGTATTAATTCTATTTCACTATTAAATTTTGAATTTAAATATAAATGCGTTAAATTATTTGGTAAAAATTTACTTTCAATTACATTATTAAAATCACAATCCTTATCAAATATTATTTTTTTGATATTATCATTATCTAATACTTCAAGTTCATAATATAAATCATTTCTAATTACTTCTTTAAAATATATGGAAGTATCACTAATAAAACATTCTTCTAATTCTTTTATTGACATTTTATTTAAATTATATCACTTATTATAAATAAACATTCAATTTTTACTCTTTTTTATTGAATAAGAGTTTTTAAATATTTCATCTTCAATAGTATTATTAATTATAAATCTATAAACATTAACTATTTCTGTTTGATTTATTCTATGTAATCTCCCTATAATTTGTTTTTCAACATCTTTTAAATATAATTTATCACCAATAACTGGCTCAAAAATGATTATATTATTAACAAAACTTAAATCTAATCCAGAAGCATTATTAACTGAACTTAATATCAATAATTTAATATTATCATCATTTTTAAAATTATTTATATCATTATAGTTGTTAAATTGAATACTATTAATAGTATTATCATTTAAAATTAATAATAATCTATCAATCATATCATCAAATTGTGTATATAATACCATTTTTTCATTTTTATCTAAAAGAAGATTAATTAAATAATCTATTTTAGTTGATGTTTTTACTATAATCTCTTTTTTACTTGTTATATTATAAACTTTATTATTTTCATTTATAGGTTTTTTACAATAACAACATTTTTTAATATGAGTTAAAAGTATTTTTAAACAAGTATTACAATAAATATGTCCGCATTCAATAACTGATAATATTTCACCATCTTCAATAGTTTCTAAACATATAGGACATTGAACTTTTTCATTTATTATTTCATCCATTTTTATTTTTAAAAAATTAGTTTTACTTAATATATTATTGTATATAATTTCTTGTTCTCTTATTTTATTATTATAATGTTCTAAATTATATACTAATTCTTTCTCATTATGATTTTTAAATTGTTTTAAAATATTTTCTTTTTTTTCAATTAATTCTTCTAATTTTTTTAATTCAATATCACATTTTTTTTCATTTTCATTTATAACAATTAAACTAAAATTTTCTAATGTAATATTGTATTCTTCATTTTTATTATAATTTATCATAATATCACAACAATATTTTCTTAATGAATATTCATCATTACTTTGTTTTTCAATTTCACTTTGATATAATATTTCTTCATTATCATTAAAATCCATAAAAATATTATTTTCATTTATTTCAGGAAAATTAATTTCTTTAATAATATTATTCTTTGTATTTTTTCTAAAAATTTTATAATATAAATCATAAAAATATTTAAATCTATCTGTTTGTGGATGAGGTAAAAATATTTCACATAAATATTGTAATAAATACTTTATTGAATTATTTAATATAAATGGTGTTGCTGTAATACCCCACTTATATTCACAATTTGTATTACATAATATATCAAAATAACTATCATAATATTCTTGATTACTATATATTTCGTGAATTTCATCAATAATTAATCTATCATAATCACTAAAATTAATAGAAGTAATTTCTTTAAACCCCTTTATAGTAATATTTTGTATTTCATTAATATTAATATGTTTCTTTAGTTGATTGTTCCAATGTTCTACTAAATGTTCTGGAACAATAATAATTGTATTTATTTTTAAATCATAAACACATAAACATAATAATTGTAATGTTTTACCAACACCTACATCATCCATAATTATTCCACCTTTTATTTTAATTAATTCTCTATTTATTACAAATTCATCATTATCATAATTATAAATTCGTCCATCAGGAAAAAATAATAATTTGTCTGATGAAATGTAATCAAATAATGATTCTTTTTCCATTTCAATCATCCAATTAATATTATTTATTTGATAATCATATAATGGATAAATTAATTTATTTTCTAAATTCTCAATGTTCTTTAAATTATAAAATTTCTTTTTAGAAACATTATTTATAATATTTTCAATTTCCAAATTAAAATAGTTATCGTATTTTAATAATATATTATTTTCTAATTCAATATGGCGTTTAATGGCTGTTTTTAATGAAATATATTTTGGGTCTTTAATAAAATTTGGAGTTAATAATTCCGAATTATTTATTTTATAAAATTGAATTCTTATAAAATAATTATCTTCAAAATATTCAATATAACACGAATCAATTAATTCATCTTCAATAATCATATTTCTTAAATATAAATTTTCTTTATCATTAATAATAACCTCTTGTTTTTTTATAATTTCTGTTAAATTAATATTATTTTTTATTTTTGTTGAACCAATATCTTGAGGTTCAATATCCAAATTATAAAACAAATAAAGGTCAAAATTAACAAATTCCATATTATTTATTAATATTAATAAAAACTTATTTAAGACTATATTATTAATAATTTTTCAATTTTTTTTATATTATTATATATAAAATTTTTAATTTATAGTATGATATAATTACATAATCTTTAAAATAATCAATATATTTATAATCTTTATTACATTTAATTGTTTTTGGATTTTTAATTAAAATTGAATAACTAAATATATATATGTTTAATAAGTATCAAATTATATTCTCATCATCAACATTATTTTATTTTTTTATTATAAGAAAAAAATTAAAATTAAAATATTTTAGTAAAGATAATAAAGATTTAATAGATACAGGACCAATTGAATTAGAAAACCAATTAATTATAGGTGATTACTATTTTATAAAAGAAATATTTAAGACAGTTTTATTTGGTTCATTAAATACATCTTTATTTATATGTGTTAATAAATTGATTATTCCAAAATTAAAATAATTTTTTACGTATTTTGTTAAATTCTTGTTTTTGAAATAAATTAGTGTTATTTCTATCATTATTCATCATATCCATAAACAAACCACAAAATATTCTTGAAATATCATTAAATGATATAAAATTATTATCAAAAATATAGTGTTTATTTTCAAATAATAAATTGGAATTATCAACACTTCTTTTATTTAAATTTGTTTGAGCGTGTATTCCGGTTTTTGTATCTATTTCAGAACTTTGACCATCATGCATTGAAATTTTACATATTATATATTTATTTTGTTTATTTATTTTTGATGTATTATAGTTTGAATAATTATTTTTAAGAAGTAATTTAAGATAATGATGTTTATCACTACTTTCACATAATATTAAATATGTAATTCCATTTTTTATAAATTCAATATAATTATAAATTATATTAACATTAGTTGTATATTTTTCTATTTCTTCTTTAAGTTTTTGTAATATTGTATTACAATTATTTTTTTCTGGTGTATATTCACTTGAAGCAGTTATATTTTCAGGAAGTTTAATTGGTTGATTTGGTGTTTGTGGTAATAATGGTTCTTTTGTAGGTGTGTTTCCTCCTTTTAAATTTAAATATTTTAATTTATATTTTAAATATTTATGATGATAATTCATTTATAATAAATATTCATAAAAATTTTAATTTATTATAATATATAATGGATAATAAAAAAATTATATTTTTAAATTCTTTACATTTAAAAAAAAATTTACTTAATAAATATTTAAAATTATTAGAAGTTGATAACAAAAAAATAATAAATTTAGAATATCATAATAAAATAAGACAAATTATAAATTCTTTTATTTTTGATATTGATTTAGAAGATTATGGTTCTTTATTTAATAAATTTTATGAAAATAGAATAAATAAAGAATTAATCTTAGAAAAATTTGATAATATCATTGATATATTTTATGATGATATGAATAAGGTTGATTATATTTATAATTTATTAGGTGATGAAACATATGAAACAATAAGAGATCATAATGATTATTTAATAAGTATTTATTGTATCTATATAAAAATAGAGAAAAAAATTAAACTTGAATAATATAAATAATTTTTTCTTGACTAAATGAAGATATAATATATGAAATTTCATCTTTTTGTAATATTACAGAATTATTATTTTTATCATAAAAGTATATTTTATCAAATAAATTTTTATTTCCACCTAAACCAATATTATGTTGTTTTACTATAATATTTTCATTTATAATATTATTATCTTTAAATAGTTGTTCTATATCAATCTTACTATTTAAGTAAAAATTTTTAACTAATAAACAATTATAAATATTTCTTTTGTTTAAATTATCTATTATTTTTTCTATTTCATCAATAATTGGATTTGGAAGACTACAAACTTGTTTATATATTGCTGGAAATGATAATATATAACCATCATCTAATTTTAAAAATAAATTTAAATTATTATTTTTTAATTCATCTACAATATTTATAAAATTATTAAATTTATCAAAAATATGTGTAATCATTAAATTAACACATATAACGCCTTTATTTCCATAAAATTGTTTATGCATATCATATCTTGTTCTAAATATTTGATATACATCATAACTAATTTGTTTTGAAAAATGAATATTACCATTAATAACACAACCACTTTTAATAACCTTATTTAATTCAAATGGTTTAATTTTACCTAAATAATAACAATCACGAAATAAATAATCCATTTTATCAACATCTAAACCATTTAATTTATTTGATATAATTTGATAAATATAATTATCAATTAATGTTTTTTTTGTTGGCATTATTAACTCACTAATAAATATATAAGCATCATTATTAATTATTTCATTTAATTTTATATTTTCATTTGTTTCATTATTAAATATTGTTGTTGTTTCTAAAATTATTTTCAATATAAATATTGACCTATATTCGTGATATATTAATTTATTATTTTTTAATTCTTCTCTTTCTAATAACCAATCATCAAATAAATGTGAATATGGACCATGACCCAAATCATGACATAATCCACCAATTTTTATTAATTCAATAATATATTCATCTAATAAAATTATATTTCCATTAATTAATTTGTTAATATTTTCTTTATTATCTTCTAATTCATATTTTGAAAGACAATACTTTTTTAAATATTCAATATCAAATAATGGTTTATTAATTTCTTCTGTTAAAGAATTTTTTATTAAATTTTCTAAATAACTCCCTGTTAAATAATATGTTCCTATTGAATGTTCAAATCTTGTTCCATTACTTGATGGAAATACAAAATGCATATTACCCAATTGTTTTAAATGTCTTAATCTATTAAAATAACTTGTATTAATAATTGCATTTGATAATAATGTTGTTGTTATTGTATCATATAATATATCTTTATAAATTGATGACTTTTTAAAATAAAACATACTTATTTTATTATTTGATAATTAATATATATAAATTTTCAATTTTTTTAAAAAGCAATAACTTCATAATTTTTAAAATCATCAATATATTTATAATTTTTATCACATTTAATAGTTTTAAGTTTTTTAGGAAATTTTTTTATTTTTAATTCATAGTATTTTAATTCCAAATATTCAATTGAATTAGGAAGGTTATTTAATTCTTTTTTATAATTATCAATATATATTTTTTTAATACTGTTTGGCAAATTATCTAAATTTAAATTAGATTTATATATAATTAATTCTTCAATATTATTATGTAAATTATCTATTATATATTGATTATTACAATATTCCATTTTTAAACTTTTAACATTTAATGGATTATTAAATTCTTGATTAAAACTATTACCAAAAGTCAAATGTGTTAAATTTATATTATTTGATAAACATATTTCTTGATTAAAATT